AAACGCAATGGCTAAACCAAACGGGCCAGTAATGACAGCAAGAATTAAAGGCCAATTATTCTTGACCCAATCAAACACGCCTTTAATAGCGCCCCACACAGCACCAAAAGCGGCGCCAACAACTCTGATAACACCGTCAAAGATTCCGAATTCTTTTTGCAAAATTACAAGAACAGCAATAATGGCAACTACGGCGGCGACTATTAGAAAGATTGGGTTGGCCGCCATGATTGCATTAAAGGCGGCTTGGATTGCGGCGGCGGCTTTTGTTGTTGCGGCCCATGCTGTTGTTGCGGCATTGACAGCAATAATGGCAACAGCCAAACCGCCGATAACAGCGCCCAAAGTGACTACTAGGGTGGTGTTATTAGTTACGAAATCGGCAACAGATTTGAACGCTGGTAACAGTTTGTCAACTATTGGAAATACGGCGGCGCCAACAGATTCTTTAAATTCGCCCATTTGAATAGAAAACGATTTCATTTTGCCTGAAGCGGTATTTGCTGAAGTCGAAGCGGCACCTTTAAAAGTTTGGCCCAATGCGGCGAAAACTTCGTCGGTGCTAGCGCCGTTTTCAATCAAGCCAGCCAGGGCTGGGTCTAACTTCTTTAGTGGCCCTAGTTGCCCGTTAAAAGCCTTTGACAGGGCGTCAGATACAGCGCCTAAGTCTTTACCTGTACCGGCTGAAATGTCTAGCGCCAGGTTCATTAGGTCTTGGGCTTTAGTTACATCGCCAGTACCTCTAACCAGTTTGTCAAAGGCTGGCCGTAGTTCATCATCAGCAACAGCGGCGGCAATGCTGGTTTTTGTGATGAACTTTTCAACGCTGGCTATTTGGGCGTCAGTAGCGCCCGTAGTGTTTCTTAGGCTGGTAGCAAGTAGTTGGGCGGCCTTGTCATCTTCCATGAACGCTTTTACGGCGTCTACAGCAACAATGCCTAAACCAGCGATAGCGGCGGCGGCAGGTACGGCGGCTTTCTTAATAGCAAACTGGGCTTTTTCGCCTGCTGTCTCTAACTTTTTAAATTCTCTAATGGCGCTGTCAATGCCCTTACTGTTGAAGTCTGAAATTACTGGGATTGAAATAGCCATCAGAACACCTTAAAATTCTTGTTTGCTTCAGCCATAACGCCTTCAACAACTTTTTGAACTTCGGTTGTCAGGTCGGCTATTTTTGCCTCGAATACTGGCCATATAACACGGCTGGCAGAACGGCCAAACTTGGCGCTAAACGCTGTCGCTAATGGGTTGACATTGGCACGGCCCGCAATGTCAAAGATTGCGGCGGCAGGGTTCTTTTGCATAACCGAAAAGGCGGCGCCTTTCTTCTTATTGTTGACACGGACAGCAACACCACGGACAGCCTTAGAAGCAGACAGCGGAAATACTTGGCGCCCTGCTGGCGACCAGTTGCGTGTAGTCCCACTAGGGAAACGGGCGTCATCATAGTTTGATTTCATGGCGTCAGTCATCGGTTTAGCGATTTCTTTCATATTTGCCACATACGCTTTTCGATAACCAGGCTCTACTTGGTTCAAATATTTAACCGCTTCTTTGACCCCATTAACTTGGATAGTCAAGTCGGTTGCCATGGTTATTTTCTGCTTTCGTTAATGACCTTTATGACTGTTGCTAAGTCGTTATTGTCAAAGTCTACTTGCTGTGGCCAGTACCCTGTCGCTACTAAAACTTGTGCTAAAGCGTGTCGGTAGGTACTGGCACGGTAGGGCGGTCGGGTTCATCGCTGACTACTTCAAGCAACACCAATTTTTTGATGAAGTCATCTAGGACTACCGGCACGGTGACATTGTGCTGTTGACACGCTTGGTGGGCTAGGTACGCCAAATCTTCAATACCGATACCGCTGGCCATGTCGCTGGCTTTACGCTTGAATTTGCGTTCCCATGAAACGATTGTGAAAAGGTTTGTGCTTACTTCGACTGGGCCTTCGCCCTGGTCAACTCTAAGTGTTAGTTGCATTGTCGGGCCTTTACTGTTGGGGTTGCTAAATCAGGAAACAACGGTGGTTAAAACGCCACCCTTAAAAGTAATGCTGATGGTGCTTAATTCGCCCATGGTCGCATTGATTACTGGCAAAGACTCTAGATAGCACCCGACTAATTCGAAGCGGGGTTCCGTGGCGCTGGCCGTGGTTAATCCGGCAACGGTGTTAGAAACCTTGACCGTGGTAGTAGTGCCAACCAATGCGGCCAAGGTTGCGTAGGTTTCGGTTGCGGCGTAACTCATGTACAAGTCCAAGGTAATTTCTTGATTGTAAAGACCAGCAACAAACACACGGCTGGTGGAACCAAACGCTGTTGATTCGAGGGCTTCGGCCATATTGGTAACGGTGGCGGCCGTGCATTGGTCGGTCAAAGAAACGCTGTTGACCATTACGCCAGGATTGCTGAGATAAGTACTTGTCGCCATTTTGGGTTAGTCCTTCTTTGTGTGTGCTTTAGTTTTAGCAGATTTTGGGGTCACTTTGTCGCTAACAATTTCGTCAGATTCAATAAACCCGTGGGCTAGTAACGCTTCAATGTTTGTACCGGCACCAGGCACAAATTCTGTACCTACTGTCCCGATTTTGTCGCTAATAATTTTGTATGTCATTTTTACCCTGCTTGTGCTTGTAGGTCTATAGATAAATCGTAGGCGGCAAAAGTCTGCCCGCCGATTGGGATATAGCCAGGGCGCCCCGACTTCACGGCGACATTCTTCGCCAATATGCCCGCAGACATACTTAAAACATTGCGTAAGCCGTCTAAATTGGCTGGCCCTAGTGTTATTACTTTTACCGAAAAATTCATGGTGACAATGTTGTAGTTGAAACAGTCAAAACTTGGGGCGTCAATAAAGACACAAGGCGGGTTAATTTTTTCGGGGTCGAATACAACCCTTAGCCCTGTGATGGTTGCCAAGGTTGTAGCCAAATCGTCTATGGCCTCATTGAACAGGTCGGTGTAAACAGTCATCAGGCAACCGCTGGCCGTGGGATACCGGCTAACTGTTTAATAAGTGGGGACAAACCCGAAACTGTGGCTACGCCCATATCGCTAAAACTTGCGAATTGGTCAATGGCGCCACGCTGTCTATAAATTGACCCGCCCATCATAATGGTGGCTAATTCGACATCACCGCTGGGGGCCGTAGTTAAAGAGTCCGTATACCCTGACTCTTGCCTACGCCGAAAAATAAAATTGTTGGCGCTTGAAGCACATTGAGCCAAGAAACTGGTTTCGTCAACCGAAGCCAATGCAATGCCCAGCCATGTGCCTATTTGTGTGCCGGTCACCCAGGTGCAGGTTTCGGTGTATGTCAGGGTGCCTTGTGGGATTGCGGCGCTTCGGTCAAGGTTGTCGCCAACATCGTAAAACAACACTTGATTTTCAATGGGATAGTTGTAGTCGAATGTTAAATCGCCACTACTAGTTACACCTGTAAACAGGTATGGGGGTAAGGCGTAAACATTGTGTGTACCATTTAAACCGTGACCTAAGCCAGCCAGCGTAAACGGTAGACCCAAATCCAATTCAGGTTCAGTTAGCGTTTGTACAACAGCGTAATCGTCTAAACGCTGGTGAAAAATTACCTGGTATACAGCCATTGGCGGCTAACCGCCTTTCGACTAAGCCTGGGTGATTTTGCGAATCATGCTTGAGTTAGCGGCGAAAGTAGCGGCGTAACCAAACATTGACATGGTACGGGAAACGGTGCTGGGGTTTTCAACCGAAAGCAGGCCACGGTCAGCACGGTAAATTTCGTAAGCGTTAGCGTTGAAAATGACCATGGTCTTAGCGGCGAAATTGCGGTCAACGATAATGTTCAACCCAAGCGGGTTCATACCTGAGTATGAAACAGCAGAACCAGCGCCAAGGGTGTTCTGTCCGACAAGGCCAGGGGCGCCGATTGCTGGGAAAATTGGGCGCTTAGTGCTGTCGACTAGTTGACCAATCAAGCCCCAGGTTGCTGGGTCAACAGCAATGTGGGTTGGCAAGAAGTTGGTAGCGGCGGCTGAGGTAACGGCACAGTCATAAATCGACTTGATTAAATCTTCGGGGGTCAAGTCCCAAACACCATCAGCGGAAGCGGCGGCCACAAGGTTGTCACAAGCGAAATTGTCAATAGCCAACAAATACTGGCCTGCCAAGTCCTGCATAATTACGGCCATTGCGGCGGGGTCTGTAAAGTCAACCGTTTGGTATGACAAGGTTGTGGCACCGGCAAAAGTTTTCTTGGTCACGGTGTTGGCGGCGATAACGCTTGTGGTTGCTGACACGGCGTCAAATTGGGCGGCCTGTTCTGCAACGGTTGGGTGGGTTGTCCATGTTGGGCGAATGAAAGTTGCACCAGTACCGCCACCAGGCATTGCCCTTGTCCCGACGGCTGTCAACAGGGGAGCAATGTAGTTAATATCCGCAAAAACTGGGCCTAACAACGGCAAGGGCACAATACCGGCCACATTGGTGCTTGTCACATCGCCAGCGGCCGCTTCAATCGGCGACTTGTGGTACTGGCGGTAATCTTCCCAAACTTTGTTGGCGTTAGCGGCTTCAATTCCACCCTTGTGGATTGCGGCCATGAATTCAAAAGCGTTTGGCAAACGGGGTTCACGCTTCGCTGTTGCAAAAATCGGCGCCGTTGGGATAGTTACTTCTTCGATAACTTCGGGGGTTTCCATTGCGATTTTCTCCGTTACTGGTTCTACGGCTTCGGGTTCTGAGGCCGCTACTTGGCTTATGGTACTACCTTTGAAAGCGGCCGTGGGGACTAGCGAAATCTCTGTCCATTCGGCGGCTTCAATAACCATATTTCCTTCTTCGTCATACGAAAATTCTGTCGGGTTAACACCTACTGAAAGTTCCATAACATTGTCGGCGGCTAACACCAGGGCTTCGTTTCCTAAATTGGTGGCGCTAATTTTCATTGCGATAAGCATTTCAGAACCTGTGTCGACCCGTTCAGTTACGAGGCCCACCGGCATAGTGCTGTCGTGGTACATGAAAACACGGGGCTGGCGCCCGTCTACTGGTAGTGAACCTGGTGCAAACGAAACGGTAGTCCCATCGCTTACGGTTGCAAAAGTGTTGTATTGAACGGCTACGCCAGTAATTGTACGGCGGGGTAATCCGTCAGGGCCAGCGGCTTCGACAGCGAAAGTATTGGCGTTAAAAGTAATCATTGGGCTAGTTCTTCCTGTGTGTTTTCTTGTGGTGGTGTTTCGGGCATTTCAGGGGTTTGCATATATCCCATATCTTTTTCTTCGGTCATTAAGTAGTCGTCGGTGTCCCAACATACATATGTTCCACGGGGCAACTGTTGAGACAAGGCGTCAGTAATTGCCTGGGCGTACATTGACAGGCCGAAAGTCCAAAGGTCAGACTTGGCGCCTTCGCTATTTGTGTAGGCGTAACTACCTGTTGAAATACCCAATAGATACGGGGGAATATTGCACAAGTTAGCGATTTGCTTACTTTGATATTCGGCGGCGTCAATCAAAAGCATTTTGTCAGGCGTTGCTGAAGTTTCTGTGTACGACAAGTATTCGTTTAAAGCGGCTGTTTGGTTTGTTGCTCTCGCCTGGTTGAACGCTTCAGCCAATGCGGCCAGTTCTAAAGCGCTTAACGGTTCCCCACCAGTTTGTTTCAGTACGCCTGCCGGTATGGCGCTACTAGCGTTTCGATAGCGGGCATCTTCTAATTTAATTGCTGTTGCTATCGTTTGTTCACTCATAAAAATCATGCCTTGGGTTGGGCTGTAAATCTGTACTACATCTTTGGGGTCAATGGCGCCACCGTTGAAATAGATTTCTTTTGATTTACCAAACCACACGGGGCCGTTTTGGTCGGGCGTAGTAATAGACCCTTGGGGTAGACGGGTGGCCGAAGCCATGTAACCGTCTTTGGTTCTAGAAGTAATAAAAAGGAAACAGCGGCCAAAGAAGAAAAGGTCATCAAATACCCAAGGGAACAAAAAACTGTTAGGCATTTCGGGGTCTAGTTGTCGAAGCCAGGAACGGGGCGCCAACGGTACTTTTTCCATTTCGCCTTCGGTTTCGTTCCATCTTTCGCTGTGCATTTCTAGTTTCATGCTGGCAAGAACTGAAGCCATTAAATCACGGCTTCGACTAATGGCGGCCACAGACATGGCACGGTTTCGCAATAGTCCCGCCTGGTATGACCACCAGTCACCAATCAGGTTTGGGCCAGCAACTTGGGAACTGTAATAGGCGCCACCTACAGCGGCGGCTTCAATTTTCGGCTGGGGACTAATAGCCGCTTTATTCACTTTGTTACTACTAAAAATTCCCATGTT